CGGCCTTGTTCTTCGCGGAGTTCATGGCTCCTGAGTCTATGGATCGTGATGATCCTGATACGTGGGCTTACGCTAACCCGTCGTATGGGGTGATTATGACGGAGGCGAAGATTCGTAAGTTGATGCGTGGCATGTCTACGGAGGCGGGGCGCACGTCGTTTGATGTTGAGGCGTTGGGGCGCGGCTTGTGGTTTGAGGAGTTAGAAGAGGCTGAGTTTGTTCCTGTGTTGCCTGATGAGGTTGTGCGGGGCGCGGTTGATGATTCCCCGGCGCGTGTGGGGCGTTCCGTGTTGGCTTTGGATGCTTCGCCCGATGGGGGGACGTTGGCTATCGCTGCTGCTGCTAAGACTGGCAGGGGGTTTCACGGGACGGTTGGTTTCCATGATGCTTTTTCCACTGATGACGCGGTGGAGTATATCGCGGAGCGCGTGGCGGAGAATGACCCGGTGGCGGTGATCATCGATCCGAAGTCTCCTGCTGATACTTTGACGATCCCGTTGGAGCGGGCGGGGGTTCAGGTCACGCGGATTAACTTCTCTCAGGCTAAGCAGGCGTACGGCTCGTTTTTGACACGTATCGCTGAGCGTAAGTGGTCGATTGATGATGACCCGCGCGTGTTTGATGCACTGTCGTATGCGGAGGCGCGTGTGATGGAGTCCGGTTCTATGTGGGATCGGTACTCGGGCGATGTTTCAGTTCTGGTGGCTTTGAACTTCGCGCTGTGGGGGGCTGAGGCTTTTGAACCGGAGGATAAACCGAAACAGAAAACATCCATTGGTGCGGTTAGCACAGCGTCGGTTTCGTCGTGGCAGAAGTTGAGTTTCTAATGAAAGGGGGTGCGTATGGCTGAGATTGGGCACGCTTTAAATAATTCTTCACTGTTGATTGGTGAGGATAATTGGGATTTGAAATGGCCTAATAGTGTTCGGCAGTTCTCGAAGATGTTGCGTGAGGATGCGCAGGTTCGGTCTGTGCATAAGGCTGTGACGTTGCCTATTTTGCGCACGACGTGGCGTGTTGATCCGTCTGGTGCGGATGATGAGGTGACGCGCCTTGTGGCTGAGGATTTGCGTTTGCCTGTTTTGGGCGATGATGGTAGTGCGCCTTTGGCTGTGACTGGTGGGCATTTTAGTTTCCAGGATCATTTGTATTGGGCTTTGCAGTCGTTGACTTATGGTGTGATGTTTTTCGAGAAGGTTTACAAGGTGGTGGATGGTAGGGATCGTCTGTGGAAGCTTGCTCCGCGTATGCCTGACACGATTTCTAAGATAAATATTGCCGATGATGGTGGTTTGGAGTCGATTGAGCAGGTTGGTGTGACGCGGCAGGGTAGGCCGTTGAAGCCTGTGAAGATTCCTGTGGATCGGCTGTTGGTGTATGTGCATGATCCGGTGATGATGGATTGGCAGGGCACTAGTCTTTTCCGCCCTGCGTATAAGCATTGGGTGTTGAAAGACCAGTTGTTGCGTCTTGAGGCTCAGGTGCTGGAGCGTAACGGCATGGGTGTGCCTGTGTATAAGGGATCTGACCCTGATATTGGGGATACATCTGACGAGGTGGAGGAGGGTAAAGCGCTTGCCCAGGGCATTAGAGCTGGCTCCACTGCTGGTGCATATATCCCGCATACGGCCGATTTAGACATTAAGGGTGTTAAAGGTCAGCTTGTTAGCCCTCGTGAGGCGATCAACTACCACGATTCGCAGATTGGCCGTTCTGCCCTGGCGCACTTCCTGAATCTGGAGGGCAAGGGCGGCTCTTATAGTCTCGCTGAGGTTCAGGCGAACATTTTCATCCAGTCTTTGCAGACTGTCGCTGAGAATATTTCCGACACGGTGAATCGTTATTTGATCGAGCCTCTTGTAGATCAGGCATTCGACACTGTTGGCGGCCCGTATCCGCGTCTTGTGTGTGATCCGATTGGTACTAAGACTGATCTGACGGCTGAGGCGTTGGCTGTTCTGGTTAATGCGGGCATTATTTTGCCGGATAAGGATTTGGAAGAGGAGATGCGGCGTAGATCGTCGCTGCCTCCTAAGCGCCCGTTGCCTAGGAAGCCTGTTGATGAGCCTACGGCTGAGAAACTTGACCCGCAGGAGATTCAGACACTGGCGCAGGCTGTTGCGCTGTTGATTAATTCAGGTTTTGACCCTGATGAGGCGTTAAAGACGGTGGGGCTTGATCCTATTGAGCACGCGGGGCTGATTGATCCCGCGCGGAGTGTTGAGGGGGTGGATGATGCCGGAAATATCGACGTTGCCGCGTCCTGAGTTGCGGACGATTCCTGATGTTGAGTTGGTGAAGGTTGGTGCGTGGCCTGCTTCCACTGGGGACGTGGAGATAACGCCACGCGATTTGGAGGCGGCGGTGAAGGCCGCTAGTTCTCCTAGCGTCCGTAGACCCGTGTTGAAGCTTGGTCATGTTGATCCGCGTTTCGATGGGGAGCCTGCGGTTGGCTATGTGGATAATCTGCGGCTGTCTAACGATGGTTTGACGCTGCTGGGTGATCTGCGTGGCGTGCCCGCGTGGCTGGCGGATATTTTGCCGTCCGCTTACCCTGATCGCTCCATTGAGGGGCAATTCGGGATGAAGGATCAGACCGGCAATTTCCACGATTTTGTTCTCACTGGTCTTGCTTTGCTGGGGGTTAGTCCTCCTGCTGTGGGTACGTTGAAGTCTTTGGCTGATGTTGCCACCCTGTACGGGTTGGGCAAGGATGACAGCCCACCGGGGGATGTCACCTTTAGCATGAGGGGAGAGCCTGTGGTTGAACTTTCGAGCGCTGTCACATCTGAGGATGTGCGGCGTTCTTTCTATGAGAACGGCCCCGGTTTAGACACTGGGGCGTGGCTGATTGAGCTTTTCGTTGATCCGACTGAGGCTATTGCTGAGGATGAGACGGGGAGTTTGGCGCGAATCCCATTTGTTGTTGATGGGGAAAATATTTCGTGGGGGGAGATGCAGCCGGTGAAACGTGAGTATGTTGCCGCGTCTGCTTCTACCAGTGCGGTGAAGTTCGCTAGGGGAGATGCCCCGGCGAGGAAGGATGTAAAGGTGGATGCTGTTTCTATTTTCCGTGACGTTTTAGGGCTGTCTGCGGATGTTTCTGATGATGAGGTGAAGGCGCGGGTTGCTGCTGCGTTCCCTCCTGCTAAGGCTGAGGAGGTGCCCGCTGAGAAGCCTGCTGAGGATAAGCCTGCGGAGAAGCCTGCTGCTAAGGATCATAAGGTTTCCGAGGAGCAGTTCGCTGAGCTTGCTGACACGGTTGGTGTGAAGGCTGATGAGGTCGACACCGATGGCCTGATTGAGGCTGTGAAGAAGGCCGTTGAAGATGCTAAGGCTGCTGAGGATGAAGCTAAGGAAGTGAAGGCTTCCGCTGCTGAGGATGTGGTGGTCTTGGATAAGGATCGCTATGCGGAGCTGTCCGCTGCTGCTGAGCGTGGCCGTGAGGCTGAGCAGGAAGCTGTGAAGGCTGAGGCTGAAACCCTGGTTGCTGAGGCTGTGGAGGATGGCCGTTTGGCGGCTGCTTCTAAGCCTCGTTGGGTGCAGAAGGTTCTGGATGACCCGGAGGATGCTAAGCCTCGTTTGGCTGCTTTGGCTTCCGGTCGTGTGCCGCGTGCCGAGTTTGGTCACGGCGGTAATCAGGATGCAGAACGTGCGGCGGTTGAGGATTTGACCGTGCGCGCCCAGAAGGCCGGATACCTTTCCGAGCCACGTTTCTAACAAGAGGAGAAAAATATGTCTAACGCTGTTTTCCATCACGGCCCTATCACTTTCAAGGTTGAGGCCGCTGTTTCTAAGAACCGTTTTGTCCAGTTGGGCGAGAACGGTGTGAAGCACGCTGATGCTTCGTCCGCTGTGTTCGGTGCGGTGACTAACGCTGCTGCCCCGGAGGCGGAGCGTGCCGCTAATGATTTGACCGTTGGCGCACCTGATGTTGTCGCCGTTCACTTCGGCCCGTCTGTCGTGAAGGTTGAGCCTGTCGATGGCGAGACTTTCAAGATCGGCGCTCCTGTGTATGTCGGAGCTGACGGTAAGGCCGCCGCGTCTGGCACTACTGCTGTTGGTGTCGCTGTCCGTGAGTCTGATGCCTTTGTGAAGGTTCTACTGTCTACCCCTATCGCCGCTGGCGAGTAAAAGGAGAATTTTAAAAATGCCTAATGCTTACACTTCGTCTTACGACGGCCAGCAGATCACTGTTGATGATGCTTTGAAGAATCCGCTGTGGATTCCTGAGCGCACTCTGGAAATGTTGGATGGCGCGTTCGTTGAGGATTACCTGTTCCGTAACGGCGGCACTACCCAGTCCGGTACTTTTGGCTACACCGTTTCTAATGCTCCGTTTGTGAACGATGAGCCGGAGCGTGTCGCTGAGGGTGGCGAAATCCCTCTGACCGATTTCAACCGTGGCGAGAAGCGGCTGAAGTCTACTAAGAAGGATGCCCTCGGTATCGGCATCACCTGGGAGATGCGCAACCGCTCTAACTTTGATGTTCTGTCTAAGGCTCAGAACGATCTGATGAACACCATGATCCGTCGTGGTGTTGAGGACACCCTGGAAGCTTTCGATGAGGCTGGCGTGCCGTCTATGTCCGCTTCCGCCGCGTGGGCTGCAGCTGGAGATCCGGTGAAGGATGTTCTGGATGCTGTTGATCAGATCCAGGGCGCGTCTGTAGATAAGGAGGGCAAGCCCGCCTACTTTAACTACAACCCTGACACGATCCTGCTGCACCCTCGTACCTTGACCGCGCTGCTGCGTAATGAGCAGGTGCAGAAGTACTACACGGGCAGTAATGCTGAGCAGAATCCTATTTACAAGGGTATCCGCAATATTGAGCTGTTCGGTTTGAAGGTTGCTGAGTCTCGCTACATGAAGCCTGGTGAGGTGTTTATCCTTCAGTCTGGTGTTGCTGGCTTTATTGTCACTGAGATGCCGTTGCAGATGACCCCGTTCCGTGGTGTGCATGGGGATAATGAGATCGGTGGCGATAACATGACGTGGCGTTCTGACGCTGTGCGTATTCGTGGTATCGCTGTGGATAATCCTCTGGCTGTCACTAAGATCACGGGGGCTTAATAGTGAAGGTTCGTCTAACTGTTGATCGTTGGGATGAGCCTGTGGACGGCGGCTATGAGCAGCATGTGAAGGGCGACGTGGTTGATGTTGCTACTGAGGTGGGGGAGTGGCTTGTTGCATCCGGTAGTGGTGCTGTCGCCGCTGAGCCTAAGGCTGAGCCTGCTAATGATGCCGTTAAGCCCGTTGCACCTAAGCGATCTCGCCGTAAGGCCACCACTAACTAGCGCATAAGGAAAGGGGGCGGTTATGGCTTTTGTTTCCATTGATGATCTTGAGCTTCGTCTCCCTAGAACACTTGACCTAACTGAGCGTGACCGTGCTGAGATTCTTTTGGGTGATGCTGAGGATTTGATTCGTGAGGCGTTGGCGCGCGTGGGGCGTGATCTCGATGGTGAGGTTGCTACCCGTCCGGGCTTTAGCTTTACAGTGAACCGGGTTATCCGGGAGATGGTCGCTGGCGCTATCCTGCTTGGCGCTAACGCCGGTGTGAAGCATGTTTCTTCTACGACTGGTGCTGAGAGCGACAGTGTCACCTTTGATCGTGCTTATGGCGCGTGGGGTGGGGTATGGCTCACTGATGAGCAGCGTAGGGATTTGGGTTTGCCCGGTTCTACGTTGCCTAGGTGGGGTTTCCCTGCTCCGTGGAGGTGGCCTGAGTGCTAGAGAAGTATGTGGAGCCGGTGACGTTTCGGCGTGCTATGCAGTTCGATGATGATGGCTTCCCTATCCCTGTTGAGGGTGGGGAGGTCACGGTGTCTTGTCGTGTGCAGCCTTTGGTGTTGGATGAGGATACGGGGCGTGATCGTGACGGCACGTTCACTGAGCTGCGCGTGTTCGCTCCTGCTGGTGTCCGTGTTGACGCGGAGACTGTGGTGGTTATCCGTGGAGATGAGTACCGTGTGGAAGCTCCCCCGCATGATTGGCACCAGTATCGAAGGGCTGCGGTATCGTCTCATCGCCCGTCTGTGGTGTTTGTTGCGAAGCGGGGTGTTGGCTAGTGGCACGTATGCAGGTCAAGTTAGACCCTGCTGGTATTAGCGAGATTTGGGATATTCTCGCGCCTCAGGTTGGTGCGGCGGGTAAGTCTATTGCTTCGAAGCTGCCTGCGGATCAGAAACCGGGAACGCTGGAGCGTCGAGACCGTAATGGTCGCCCCGTGTGCCTGGTTGCGATGCGTACTCCTGAGGCGTTGAAGGTTCAGGCACGGACGGGTGTTTTGACGCGTGCTGCTGCTTCTGAGGGCTTGGACGTGAAGCGTTACAGCGGGGGGTGATGATGCTAGTTCAGCAGGATGCGCCACTGGCGATACGTAGGGAGCTGAGGCGTGTTGTTTCGGGTGTGAAGGTCGCTAATTCGCTACCTGACGGGTATGTGTTAGGCAGGGAGCCTTTCGTCACTGTGACGGCTGATGGAACTCCGCATAGTGAGCGCACGTGGTCTAGGGAAAATATTCGTATCAATGTGTACGCGGCGAGTGAACCGCAGGCACGACTCATAGCGTCCTACATCGACGCTTATCTTTTACACCCCCGCCACGCGTGGGGTTTTTCAATTTCCGCTGGGGCTGGCCTTATCTGCGTGAAGGATGACCGGCTAGGCGGATGGATCGCCGCTGTCACCGTGAGAGCGGCTACTAATAAGGAGAATCTTTAATGGCTACTGATATTGCACAGAATGTGAATATTTGGAAGGACGCAGAGGTCTGGGTTGCTGACCTGGACACTGCGAAGGTTGAGGCTGACGGCACTTTCGGAGACGATTGGGTTTCCGTGGGCGTGTTGGCTGAGGGCAGCTCTATCGGGCAGTCCCCTGAGACTGACCGCACTGAGGTTAAGTCTTTCGGCGGCACGCTGATCACCACTGACCAGAAGTTCTCGAAGGATGTGCGCACGTTCACCTCCCTGGAGGATAACGACACTACCTTCGCGCTGATCTGGCCAAACAGCTACAAGTCTGCTAGTGGCTCTTACATCTTGAAGAAGCCGCAGGACGCGTTGAAGGTTGTTGCGTTCAAGACCGTGAACCAGCATGGCAAGACCGTTGTTGAGGTCACGCGTCAGAAGGCGAACGTGTACCCGTCCAGCATGGATAAGGCTGACGATGGTGCTTCTACCGTCGAGTTCACTGTCGAGGTTCGCGCGGACGAGAACGACACTCTGTATGAGCGTCACACTTTCGACGGCACGGCTGCAGCATCCGGTGATGTGAAGTTCATTCGCTTCGAGTCTGACACTTCCGCTCCTGATGTTGTGGAGACTGTGAATGAGTCTGAGACCCCTGAGGAGACTGAACCTCCTGTAGGCGGCTAGGTTGCTGCGGGGCCGTGGGTGATGGCCCCGGATAAATAATCACCCGTTGAGGGGCGCGTTTTCTGTGTGTCGGCGCGCCCCTTTTCCGAACAATAAAACTTTGCAGGCACACACTTTTTAAAGAGGAGACACACAAAAATTATGACTACTTCTACTTCCAAGAAGAATATCGCTGCTGCTGCTAAGGCTGATGCTGTGAAGGCTGAGGCTACCGGGGATCGCCCAGAGCCTATCGATGTTGTGGTGAACATTAACGGCGAAGATGTTACTTTGCAGTGCCCGCCATCTATTGAGGATGCACCTATCGATGTGGTGCTCTTCATCGAGGAGGAGAAGCCTATTAGCGCTTTTAAGGCGTTGGCTGGTGCTGAGGGTATGCAGGCGCTGCGTAATGCTGGTGCGACGGTGAAGGACTTTACCGCGTTCATCGAAGCATGGCAGGAGGCAGCTGGTCTGGGAAACTCCTAGACCTCATCCCGAGGATTTACCGTCATTCAGATGAGGTTGAGGCTGATCTGCAACGGTATTACGGGGTGCGGTATGCGGATCGTTTCACTGGGGGCATGACGATCCGTAGGCTGTTGGTTTTGGTGCAGGGGTTGCCCCAGGAGTCTTTGTTTAAGTCTGTCACGTCTGAGGTTTTGCCTACGAGCGTTGAGGCGCAGTTGTTGATGGAGATTGCGGAGTCCTTGCATGGTAAGTCGCATCCTCGTAGGACGGCGTTTAAGGATGCGGATCGTCTACGTCGTGAGGCTGCGGAGCGTAAGGCTAGGCAGAAGCTTATTGAGCGGCGTCGTAAGGCTGCCCGTGAGCATAATGCGCGCGTCATTGCTCGACGCGAAGGTAATTGATTTTTAAAGAAAAAAAGGGGTGGGTTTAGTGGCTGCTATTGGCTATGCCGTTTTGCCGGTGACGGTATCTATTAAGGGTATTACAGGGCAGCTTAATAAAGAGCTTGCTCAGCCTGCGCAGGCGGCTGCTAAGCGCGCTTCTGGGAATATCAATAAGTCTTTGAAGGCTGGCGTTGAGGACGCGGCTAAGGCTGTTGAGAACGCGCGTAAGCGTGAGGAGTACGCCACTAAGGCTGTTGTTGATGCTGAGAAGGCGTTGCAGAATGCGCGTGACACGTCGGAGCAGAAGGCTAAGGCGGTTGAGTCCGCTGAGCTGAAGTTGAAGTCTGCTAGGTCTGGGGCGCAGTCTAAGGTTGCTGACGCGGAGGCTAAGCTCACCCGTTTGCGTGAGTCTGGTAAGGCATCTGCTGGGCAGATTGAGTCCGCTGAACGTAATTTGGAGCAGGTGCGTGCGACTCAGGGGTCTAAGGTTATTGATGCGGAGAATAGCTTGGCTAAGGCGCGTACGGGGGCGCGGAACGCTGCTGATTCTTTGGCTGGTGCTGAGGAGAAGGTGGCGTCTAAGAAGGCGCAGGCGGCTAATGCTTCCGAGGATGTTATTAGCGCAACGCGTCGCATGGATGCTGCGCAGCAATCTTCCGCTGCTAGTTCTGGGCGCTTCGCCGGTGCCCTGGACAAGGTGAAGGATGCGGCGTCTAGGACGGGGTCTGCTGTTGCGGCCACTGCTGAGAAGTATCGCATGCAGGCTGGTGTGGTTGTAGGTGCCGTTGGTGTGCTGGCTAAGGGCGCTATGGATTACGCTGCGGAGGCTGAGCAGTCTTACGGCGCTGTGGAAGCAGTGTTCGCGGAACATGCGCAGGGCATCATTGACCATTCTAAGGATGCTGCTGACGCGGTGGGTGTGTCTGGCCGTGAGTACCGTGAGCTGTCTGCGTACATGGGCGCTATGTTGAAGAACCTTGGCGTGCCGATGGACGAGGTTGCCGCTAAGACTGAGGGCCTGGTTGGTGTGGGCGCTGACCTTGCAGCTACTTTCGGCGGTACCACGAAGGATGCTGTCGAGGCTATTGGTGCCGTGATGCGTGGCGAGACTGACCCTATTGAGCGCTACGGCGTTTCAATCAGGGAAGCAGACATTAAGGCTAAGGCTGCGGCTATGGGTCTTGGCGATCTTGAGGGCGCGGCAGGTAAGCAGGCTAAGGCGCAAGCTATCTTGGCGCTGTTGACGGAGCAGACCGCTTCCGCTCAGGGACAGTTCGGGCGCGAGACTGACACGGCGGCGCATAAGCAGCAGGTAGCTACGGCGAAGTTGAATGACGCTAAGGAGGCTATCGGCACTGGCCTTTTGCCTGTATACGCGGCGTTCATGGACAAGCTGGCAGGGGTTTCTCGGCTAATTGGTGAGCATCCGAAGCTGTTTATCGTTTTGGGTGGCGCTGTCGCTGGTCTGGCTGGTGCGGTTCTAACGCTTGGTGCGGTTGCCCCTATTTTCACTGCTATTTCCGTGGCTGCGGGGGCTGCTGGCATGTCGATGTGGGGTTACGTGGCGGCGCAGGTCGCGGCGGTGGCTCCGATTGCTGCGATTGTCGCTGCGGTGACCGCTGCCGGGGTGGCGTTGTGGGCGTTCTTCACTAAGACAGAAGCCGGTAAGAATGTTTGGGATGCTTTAGTAAGCGCGTTCAAAACTGGTGTGGGATGGATAGTCGACTCGTTTTCTTGGCTCATGGAAGCAGGCAAGTGGCTCGCTGAGTCTTTGATGTGGGCATGGAGTGGGATTAAGCAGGGTTGGGATTTGCTTTCTGGCGCGATTTCTTTCGCGTGGGAGAACGTGATCAAGCCGGTGTTTACCTTTTTCGCTGAGGCGGCGCAGGTTCTCTTTGCCGTTGTGGCCACTGTTCTTATCACCCCATTTATCCTTGCGTGGAATCTGCTGTCTGCTGCGGTGCAAGCTGGCTGGGAGTATTTGATTAAGCCCGCGTGGGATGCATTGCAGGCGGCAGCTGTATGGATGTGGAATAGCGTCCTGATGCCAGTGTTTGGCTGGATTCAGAATGGCTGGACTCTCCTGGTCACTGGCATGAAGCTGTACTGGGAGACTGTTCTCAAGCCTACGTGGGATGCCCTACAGGTCGCCGCGCAGTGGATGTGGAACAACGTCTTAATGCCGGTGTTTGGTTTCATTAAGGCCGGTTGGGATGTTCTTGTTAATGCTATTAAGTGGGCGTGGGAGAACATTCTCAAGCCTACGTGGGATGCGTTGGGCGCTGCGCTGCGCTGGTTGAATGATACGATTATTCAGCCTATTTTGCAGTGGATTCAGGATCGTTGGCGGCAGATGGCTGACGGTATTAAGTGGGTTCGGGATAATGTTATCCAGCCTGTGTTTGATGCTCTCGGTCGCGGTTTGGACACGTTGAAGGGCTGGTTCCGCACTACTGTTGACGAGATTGGCCGCACGTGGGATCGTGTGAAGTCTCTGGTTGCAACACCAATTCGCTTTGTTGTGGATACGGTTTACAATGAGGGCATTCTGAAAGCGTGGAATGCTGTCGCAGGTTTCCTGAATATGAAGGACAAGAAGCTCAAGGAGATTGCGCTTGGCGACTTAGGCAAGTATGCGACTGGTGGTGTTCTTCCGGGTTATACTCCTGGGCGCGATGTGCATAATTTCGTTTCGCCTACTGGT